GTCCACTGGTTGATGAGACGCATTATGCGGCTTGCCTTTACCCTGCCCCCGACCACTGCTGTGCGTGTTGTACCTAAAACGTTGACGAAAACGTTTATCCGCGTAGGACGACGACGCCAGTAATGACCTGGAGGAGTGGGTGGGGCATGGTGCAACTCCTCGATTGCCTCCCACTCAAGCTCAGTCAACAAGGGGATGTGCCCATCCGTCCCGTTGTCTGTGCCGTTGTTGAAGGTCAACCGAGCGATTGCAGAAGCCAATGCACCGTCCGGTTGCAGCACAAGGACCCGACAACCTCGTGGAGGTGGAACTCGGCCTATGGCCTGATTCACCCCCCACCAGATAGAAGTCTCCTTGTACTGCCTCTCCAAGCGCTTCCTCTGATGATACAGTCCGAGTAGCGAATCTCGGCGTAGCGACACACCAGAACGCTGATACACCTCCACAATATCATATGGATGAGTTGGACAGAATTCTACTGCGTAGCCAACCGTAGATCGACTTAAATCGAACTGCACGAGGACGCGCTTGGTTGTGGTGAACAACTTAAGTTGCGAAGTCACATTGCGCTTCGAGGCTATGTAAAGCGCAACATTCATTTTTGCTGCCACGACGGTCTCAATGACACGCATCCAGGTCTTCGCGTCCTCCGCATTCGCAAGACGGAAGGCGCACAGTTGGATGGTGAGATCATCAGTGCCAGTACCCGTGCCATTAGCACGGGTTAACTTCGCCAACTCAAGTTGGCCACCAGGGACCGTATCATCCCGTCTTATGGCTGTAAGCGTCAAGAGGCCACATGTAGCTGATGGTTCGTGTCTAACCTTTGGCTTTGGCCCCTGCACCTCTCTAATAGAGGGCAGGGCAAATACCTATTTGCTTGACGCTTTCGAGCACCTCTGTGCTCGGATGAGCTCCCATTCCTCCTTCGTGATCGGCTCTATGGTGGAGGATGGCGCAACGGTGAGATCTTCATCGTCCATAGTAGGACAGATGAAGTCTTCATCTGGCCGCTCCACAAGAGAGCACTGATCCGGATTTGGAGGCAGAGGCTCTGGTTGGGGTGGAGGTGGATTGATATCAATCGACAGTTGTCCGGATGATCTGCGTGCTTGCGCAATTGGACATTGTGGATCATTGATGTGTCCACTGCCCTGTGATTGAAGCACGCTGCTCTTCATCTGGGTGACATTGCGATTGTTACCGTTCAACCTCACTGTAATAGCCACCTGACACGTCGCCGCAGGAAAAGTAGAGGCGGTTCCCCAGGTTAGGGTGGCATAAGTGGCTGTGGCTAAGAACCTGTATCGCACCATAAACTTCGACGCTGTTGCGGCTGGTGGGTTGAAGCAGTAACCAAACGCTGTGCCCGTTGAGGGCTCCAGGTCTTGGGCTGTCGACAATCCAGCAACCGTAATGTCCGTGAAAGTGTATGAAAATGCGGCACTAGTCCCAACGTAAGCCAACGCGAGCTCAATGTTGTCACCAATTTGCAGACCCATGAGGGTTATCTTCTTATTGGTCACATCTACAGAGCTACCCCACAAATATCCCGCTGTTTGAAACCCAGAAAGTGTGGTGCCAAGTGGACTCGCTTGGACCACCCCAGTTGCATAAGCATCCAGGGTTCCAAACCGTTCAGTTGTGCACATTGGGTCCATGTACTCAAGGACACCAACCACTTTCCATTCTCCAAACAACGCGTAATCTGTGACATTGGCACCAGAAGCACGTTGGACACACACGGTGAAACTGCAAGCTGTATTTTCGTAGTCGGGAGTATAGCCTTGTTTTGGTATAACCAGTTCACGGCTAATCCTCCCGGCGTCGAAATCGAACACTAACCGACGATTGGTTGATCCATGGACACCACCGCTACATTCCACTTCCCTAATGCTGTTTACGGCAAGGGGAGTAGATGTGTAACTGGGGACAATGGACCACGTGCCATTGAATATACCATCTTTTATGCCAACGTCGTTAGGAATAAGTTCGATCCTAAGCTTGCGTATCCGGTACGTCCGGTACTCTTTACCCTCCTCATAAAGGTGAGGGTAAGCAGCCACTGGGCAGAAGCGAAGCGGAGTGGTTTCCCATCCGTTATTGGTCGCAGATGCAGGCCAGTACACATTGCCAATAATGGAATCGAATTTCACGACTTTCTTACTGCGCAACTTACCTGTGCCACCGACCGTGACACTACCGGCCGGCTTCAACTCTGCAACGGAAGGTTGGGATACCACCGCACTCGCCCCCTGGGGTTGGGCCTTCGTCCTGCTCCTTG